AATACCCGTGGTTGCTGCCAAAGGTATGGCGATATTTGTGCTGTAGCGAGTCAGCGTTGATGTAACGGTGAAGGTTCCCGTGGAAATTAGTGTGCGGGTAGGGGCGGCTAGTGTGCCAAATGCATCAGTGGTGTTCGCATACCAAGCCGTCCATGTTACGGTGGTCAACAAACTATTGGACAAATCGGCGGCCAAAGTTACGGTATTGTTTGCCAAATCCTGACAGTTAATGCTTGCAATTCTCTGTGCAAAGCCAATTTTTGTTACGGCTACTGCGCCCGTGAAACGATACAAGTAGGCATTTGGCGTTGTGCCAGCAACTCGTTGTCCAGTAACGTTTGCGCCCGTGCAATATGCGTAGAAGCGGTCTACTGTGTAAGACAATGCTGCGGCATTGACGATGGTTTCTGCTGCACCGGAATTTCTTTGGTCAAGAAAGAAGTTTCCGTTGGTAACTTTATTCCTCAATCCCGCCAATTGGCCGCCGTTGTACGATGTCGCTTGAACATCACCCGTAAACGTACCCGTGGAGCCTGTAATGGGGCCACCCAAGGTGCTGACGCGAACGAAGTCAGAGCCGTTCCACGCAACTAGTGCTTCTTCACCATTGAGGATCGTGATGCCCGTGGTTGGGCCAACACCCACCAACTTGACGCCAAATCCGCCACTTGTCAGGTTTTGAATAACATAAACTTTCGACTGCGCTGGGGCGGTGATAGTTCGCAAAGCCGTTCGTGCGCCAGTACACAACAGAATGGCCGAACGCGCTTGATTTGCAACACTAGCCGTCGCAGTAAGCGTGACATCCGCATCAGTTGAGAGGGGCGTAGTACCTGCGACAGCGGTGTCAAGCAGTGACGTAATTGCGTTGTTGACCGTGTCGCCCCAAGTACCAGAAAGAGTTCCAGTGACGGGAAGTTCAAGGCCAAGGAGGGGAGTTGCTGCCATGTTAATCCTCGATGCTGTTTGGGTGATTGATGCTCATGCGGTTTTCCTTGCAAAGACGGCGGCTTTAGTGTACCGCCTATGCGTTGTTTAATCCAGCATCATGTTGTGCTTGTGTCAACAGGAATCCATGTGACGGGCACGGCTGAATCTATAGATGACCAATTAGGCGACTGCGCCGTGCTAACTGTGCTCCATGCGGCGGTTTGATCTGTAGCAACAGCACTCCATGTGACAGACTGGGAGTTGTTGATATCACCCCAGTTTGGGGTCTGCCCTGTATCTATTGGAACCCACGTTGCGCTGCCAGAGGCAATTAGTATTCCTACCGAGCCCGTACCAAAGACGCCAGACAGAGCAACTGTAACGCTGGCAGAATAGGAAACTGTACCGACATTGCCTGTAGCAGAAACACCCACCAGTGCTGCTGTTACGTTGCCGTCCACTACAACGGCAATAACACTCCCAACCTGCCCTGTACCGAAAACGCCCGTCAGGCTGGAAGAACGAGTCAGCGTGACGCTGCCAACTGAGCCTGTGGCAAAAACCCCTGACAAGTGAACCGAAGGAGCGGCAGTTATTGATCCAACTGCACCTGTGCCGGAAACACCTGTCAGGGTTATAACGAGAGGCACAGCAACGCTGCCTACCGAGCCTGTGGCAGAAACTCCAGAAAGGCTGACAGAGCGAGTAGAAGTGACGGTTCCAACTGAACCTGTGGCAGCAACGCCAATCAGGCTGGAAGAACGAGTAAACGTGACGCTGCCAACTGAGCCTGTGCCTGATACGCCAGCGGCGGGTGACAAGCCCCATCCAACATCACCCCAGCCCCCTGATCCCCAACCAACTTGGGACAGGCTAATTACATGAGTGGAGGCTACAGTTCCAACCGAGCCTGTGCCGGATACGCCAGCCAGACCAAATGAGACACGCGCAACGCTTCCAACTGAACCTGTGCTGGATACGCCAATTAGGCTGACAGAGCAAGTAGAAGTGACGCTGCCAACTGAACCCGTGCTTGATACGCCAGACAGGCTGACAGAACGAGTAGAGGCTACAGTTCCAACTGAGCCTGTGCCTGATACGCCAGACAGGCCAATAGAACGAGTAAAAACAACGCTGCCAACTGAACCTGTGCCTGATACGCCAGACAAGGCAACTGTAATGCCAGAAGAATAGGCAACTGTACCGACACTGCCTGTAGCAGAAACCCCAGCGGTAGGCGACAAGCCCCATCCGACAACGCCCCAGCCCTCTGAGCCCCAACCGCCTTGGGAAAGGCTGATCAAATGGGTAGAGGCTACGGTTCCAACTGAACCTGTGGCAGCGACTCCCGATAATGAAATCGTTATATTGGCAGTGTCAATCTGGAACGCATCCGCTTGGAATGCGCCCCCCTGAAACACTGTAGCCATGACTAATCCACTACTTTTATAGGCTTGATCAATGTGGCATACAGATCAGTGGCTGCTTCTTTGTAGTTCTGAAGCGCAAACTGGACATGATCTGGATGCCTTGCGCCGAGTTCTGGGCTAAACGAATAGCCCCACGTTGCATCGAAGTTGCAGGAATATCCCGACGGGTTCCATTTTATATCGGTGTGGGAAGCGTTGGTAGCCCTCCACTCATGCTTCAGGTAGTAATAGAACATCTCAGCCACCGGGGGCCATTGATGGGTAAAGTCACCATACGCCCTGTTTGATGCCCAATGCGGGGTCACGATAGTGGCTTTTGCTCCATCCTTCATGACCCGATACGCTTCATTCATGAAATGAACGCGCTGGGCAGCAGTCAGATGCTCAAGAAAGTGGCTGGCGTTTATCTCTTCTACCGTGTCGTCTTCCCACGGCCAAGGGTCAACACCGATGTTCAGAACGACATCAACGCCTTCCATAGCGTACTGATCGACGCCAAGGAATCCTTCTTTTTTGCGGGGGCCGCAACCCATGTCAAGTTTCATGCTTTACCAAACATAGTCAGGAATGCCGCCGCGCTTGCCTTCAAGGTCATAGTGCCCAACCTTGACAGCGCAATCTATCGCGCACCGATAGCCGTGTTTACGAGCGTCTGCCCAGAAGTAAAGGTCTTGAGTAGCCACGCCGCCTTCAGTCTGGGTCACAAACCAAGGCTTACGGAGTTTCTCATCCTTAAACATATCTAGACGCCAGACGTTAAACCCCATGCCTGTGCCGTAGCACTCAACTAAACCGCCATTTGGATCAGGCTTTTGTGGACGGAAGTTCTGCACTGGGTCTTTGATGTCCCCCCAGATTTGAGCGCAGCCTCCCGGCCCTTGGGTGAAGTACAGCCCACCAATACAAGCATACTCAGGATGCGCTTCCATCTGGGACAGCAACTTGATGATCCCATCCGCAGGGGGGATGTTGTCGTGTTCCAGCGTGATGATGTACTTCCACTTGCTGAGATCAGGGTGGGCAAGGATGCTCTCGATGGCCGAACTAAACGCCTTGCCAACCTCCATCCCGACAGCCCACAGCCGAGTGAACTTGGCATTGGGCGGGGCGTACATATTCATCCAACTGGCTACTGCCTTGGTTGGAATCTGGCCGAAGCACGGCACGATCTGAATACAAGACAGGTCTTTATAGGACTTGTCTGCCGTCAACCGGGAAATGGTTGCGTCTAGATCGGCGTTGTGCTTACCGCCGTCGTAGGATGAGATGATTTGTGGCGTCAACCGTCGTACTCCATATAGATGTATGGCACAGGGTGTGATGCCTGAGAACTGATGTTGCTAAAACCAAAGCCTGCTACTGTACCGCCACCAGCAGTTGTAAACGACCCAACGCCAGTGATTGCTTGGACAGATGCGTTGTTTGCTTGCCCGAAGAAGCCCCAAGTGTTGTTTGGCTGACTCATGCCCCAATGACTTTGGTTCATCAAAGCAGCAGACAAGCCAGCAACGCCTTGAGTTGCGGTAGTGCTAGACACCCCAATCATCATCCAATACATATTGGGCGGCAAACTTGTGCTCATCGCCAACTCGAAGTGCTTCATGCCTGTCATCTGCGTGACAGACGACAACGAAATGTTGGTTTGACTAGACGCATACGTTGTGGAAACCGTAGCGGTGCTGCCAGCAGTATTGAACGGGAAGGTGTAGAAGTGCGAAACAGAATACTGTGACCCAGCAGTACCTGCTTGGATGCTGATGCGGTGGCTTATACCGCCGCTAGTGGTGAGAACTGAGCCAAGGCTTGATGCGTTTGTGCCGCTGGTCGTGTAAAACGCTGCATTGACAGTGTATGACGCGCCAAGACTGAATGTTGTGTTGGCGGTAGTTGCAACGGTTGTTGTTCCCTGCGCCACCGTCATTGGGAACCGTATATGGTCAAACGAAATCGCATCATTAACTAGTGCGGGGAACACATACGATGTGCTTTGTCTTGGCACAATGATGGTTGAATTGAACTGATACAGATTGTTCGCCCACGCCGACAACGTAGTACCCCCGCCAGCCGCAGCCCCTTGAATGACGATGGTGTTGCTGTTGCCACTCAGGGTGATGTTGTTGCCGCCAGATAGGTAGAACGCGCCTGTCGTGGTGAGCGTTGTTCCAGTTGTGCCAGCGGTGTTCGCGCCTTCAAGTTCCCACGCAACGTAATTGGCATCCACGTTGTTGAGCGACAGCGCAACCCCGTTCGATCCGACATTCAAAGTGCCGTTGAGGTTGGTCAGGTTCAGCGTTGTGCCCGTACCCGCCAACTGCGAGGTGTTGCCCCCGCTGATGATGATGGTTGCGCCTGTCCCGCTCAGAGTGACGTTGTTGCCCCCCTGATAGACGATGTTCGTACCGCTGACCGTGGATGCGCCAGAGGTGTTCCCTGCAAGGGTGACGAACTGATTGTGGCCGCTATTCCAATCGCTTGGGCGAACGACAGAGGTGGCTGTGCCGTCTGCTACCGTCTGAGAATATGCGTGTAACAGCGTCATTGCTTTACCTCAAAGATGGTGGCCTATGCCACCGGGAGCACTATTAAGCGATCCTGAGAAGGCCCGTAGACGAATCGTTGGTAGGCATCGTCAGGGTCAACGTGCCAGCCGTGATGGTCTGCGAACCAAAGTTGTGTACGCTAACTGCGTTCTTACCCGCAGCAGTGTCGTTGTAGATTAGCAGAGCATCAAATGCTGTAGAAATTGTCAGCGGGGACGGAAATACCAAACTTGCTGTAGGGGTTGTGTACGCAGTAGTGCCGGGGCCACCTACGATGCTGGGGGCATTCCACGAACCAATAGCGGCTCCGGTAGCGACGTAGTTTGTGCCCGTCACCTCGCCAGCAGCCGTGTAGGCTGTCGTACTAGCGTTAATCGTGGCAGACGCGAAGTACAGCGCCCCCTTGAATGAGTCCGCAGTTGTAGCGGCACGAACTACGCTAGTGCCGAAGGCATGAAGACCATTAAGCAAATCGCGCTTAAAGGTGGAACACATTGCTTGAGTATTTGCCATTTATGGCTCCTTAAAATTTACCTGCTTCGGCTGAACCAGTCACACCCATCTTGCTATAAACGTGGGCACTTTCTTTAATCAGTTCGCCAGATGCCTTGTCAAAGGCTTTCTCAACCAACTTGATGTAGTCCGGTTCCACGCACCATTCAACCTTAATATCCACAGAATCAAGCGGCACATTGCCACGGCTGGTGTAAATGAGTGGAATCATGCGATCCTCAATAAAGATGAATTAGATGTGTTGGCGGGTAGCGTAACGGTGAACGTGGCAGCAGAGGTTTTGTCTGCACCGAAGTCCAGCACTGCAACGGACTTGTTACCCGCCGTGACATTGTAAATCAGTGCCCCCCGCGCCGTTAGCGCGGCGTTAAACACCGGGTTGTTGAAATTGATGTACGCCACATTGTTAGCAGAACTGATCGTGACCCCAGTTAGCGGAACGCCCCCGGCTGTATAGCCTGACGCTACAACTTCATTGCTGGCTGTGTAAACAGTTGTGTTTGAATCCAGCGTGGCAGCAGAGGTGTACAGAGCCATCTTTACGGTATCCGTCAAAAGGTTATGAACTGCTTTAGGCAGTTCAACCTTAAAACTTGTCGTCATCGTTTGGGTGATTGCCATATCAGTTCACGGGCTGACGATACTGTCCGGAGCGGAATGCGTCTTGACGCTCAAGACCATCACCCAAACGTTTAGCCAACACAAGGGCTTCTTTGTACTTGCCATCGTACAGGGCCATCATGTCCTGCTCACCCTTCATGTAGGTGTAGGCTTCGACCAATGATCCGTACAACAGAACAGTGTCAAAGTTGTCCCCAAGCCATGTCCGTCCACCTGACACGGTGGTGATGGACTCTGGGTAGAAGAAGTAATGCAGTTCTACGTTGTAGATGACATCTGGCGTTGGGCCGAGAATGAAAGTCAGTTCTTTGGCGTTGGTCGAATCGGGGCCAAACAGCGCGTAGTACTTCGGGATGCCTGTGCTTGATGGCGTTGGGTACGCTTCACGAATGAAGTTGACATCCTTGTTTAGCAAGTACGTGTATGCCCCGCTAGTGGGGAAAACCGCCATCGAATATGCAGACAGGAAATCTATTGGGCAAGCAAGATATGGGTTGCTTGCTGTCGTCACGCCCGTCACGTTCTTACGCAGCGAAGGAAACTGGATGGTGTTAAATATCCGAGTTTCTGCTTGCACAATGAACGTGTTCATGTCAGCAGTAGGGAATTGGTTCTCCGTGTAAGAGGAGATTGCCGCTACCAATTCTGTGTACGTCACTGCCGTGCTCTCCGTTTAAGCCATTGGCCCACGGGACATCTTGCCCTTGGTGGCACATCCTGCTCCGCGCATCTCGATGCCGTCAGTCTTGACTGGGCCAGTGTCGCCAATAGAAACGCCAGCAAGTGGAGTCCACCCCTCTTTGCGAGGCATCTTGGGAACCAGACCGTAATCGGCGGGAGTCATTGACTTGCCGTCCATCGTGTGCGGCTTTGCGTAAACGCTGGCCTGACCGACTTCTTTGCCGCCTTGTTTCTGAGTGAACTTCATAATTCAACCCGTCTTTTGATTAGCAGCACGAGCCATATTACGGCCCATTGTCATGCAGTCTTTAGAAGTAGGGCCACCCTTTTTGAATGTCTTGGGCTGACCCTTGTGAAGCGCATTTTCATGTGCTTGAACGGCCTTGGGGCCGCTCATTGGGGGTTTCATTTTGTTCATACCAACTCCTTACGTTGTAACTATCGTGACTGTACCAACAATACCTGCTGCCACCAAGGTGTTTGGTGTGAGCGCGACATCAAACCCTCTTGACCCACCCACTGGAGCCCAGCCCCATTGAATGTCCCGGTTCTCAACATATCCAGCAAAGTCTGGCCGTGGGTCACGAACAGCCTGTGGATCATCCACCGGATACATACCCAACTGCAACTGAGGCTGATCTGGCTCCCAGCATTCATTGCAAACCTTGATCGCAACCTCTTTGGTCTTGATTATAAGATTCTGAAGGTCTTTGAGTTTTACCCGAATGCCACAACGATCACATTCGGCTATCGCCTTTTTACCAGCGGTAAACCTGTTTGCCATGATTAACTAATGAACATCTGCCGAGGCACAAAGCGGATCGCTGCCTTCTCGCGGTCTTCGGTGGAAGCCAAGTCCCACGCTTCATCGTACTGGGCCTTCAGAACCTGCATACGCTCCAGCGCATTGGGCAACTTCATGCACAGGTAGTAAGCCAGACCAGCCACCAT